TCGTTATTGATACCAAGAAGGCGCACGAGTTTAAAAACAAGGTGACTCGTGCTCACCAGAAACGTTCGTCAGTTAAACCTGATGGAGTGGAGCGTAATGCCCACACTCAATATGATTCTGAAATCGCCTTCGCGAACATCCGAGCGACTGCCAATATCTGCCGCGTCAAGGACGACTCCCCCATCTCGTTGGGAGTTGTCAAAGGGCCGATACTGGAGGGAGTCCCGGTAACTGTACCGTCTAACACGGCGGGCGCCACTGCACACGCAATGAAGAAGAGGTGCGACCATGCTCCAACCACGGAGTCGATGGAGCATTTTGACAAAGGGCACGCTCTTCTCATGTCTAAGGTGCCTCAACACGAGGTCATTCGTGTTGATTCCGACCTGGTGAACAAGTATTTGTTGACTTGTTCACCAGCTAAGGCAGAGCGCTTGTTGGCCGCTTCCCAGTCGGCCGAGTGGAGTTACCAGGGAGACACGAAGCATGTGTTCGCGAAGCAAGAGGTGCTTCTCAAGGACCACGGGGCTCAGCCACGTATAGTCTATCAGGGTACAGACATGTACAATTTCCTGACGGGCTGCGTTGTCATGGAGCTACAACGTCGCATGAAAATTTCTCTCAGCCACCAGAACCCCCTCAACACCGGAAATGTTGTCGTATTCGCGTGCGGCAAATCCGGGGAGGAACTGGGAGACGTGATTCATGCAGCCCCGGGCGTGATGTTGGAAAGCGACTTTGCCAATAACGATGGGTCACAGAGTGTGGAATTTCGCCGTCGAGAGGCGATGTTCTATGCAAAGCATGGGGCTCCGGCGTGGTTTGTGCGTGAATTCGCCAGAAACACAAGTGTTCGCGTGTGGACTCGGTATGGCATCGAGGCCACTGTCAATGGGCAGCGGTGGTCCGGGGAGACCACCACTACCACAGGTAACTCTTATGTTGGAAGTGCTCTCCTGCTAGCAGCTGCTCTGCTAGCTGGGGTGGAAAAAAGCACGCACATACACGGCGGGGACGACTTCTTGGGGCTCCTACCCGAGGCGGAGGTTAAGGCTATGGAAAAGGCGATCAGCGTTGTCGTGCCCCAAGCGGGCATGCAAGCTAAGGTCCTTATCCCTCCGTCGCGGCATCATGGCACTTTCTACAGGAAACGCTATGTGAGCGACAAAGTGAGAACTCGTCCCGTTCCCCAGTTCGGGCGCGTACTGGCCAAGCTCAACCTGAGAGCTAATCGTAACACTCAGGTTGGAGACAGAGATTACATGGCAGGGAAGTATTACTCTGCCGCGTATGAGCACCGGTT